CGGTGGCTTCTATGAAGGTGATGAAATAATCCAACGCCTTAACGACATGGGAACAACTACTGTAATGGTATTTCTTGGTGAGCCATACATGCCGATAGAGCAACTCTCTCATGGAGCGCAGGTATTCAGGGCGATTGCTGACCCTAGAGGGCTTGTGAAAGTCGCCAAAGACATTGTGCGGAAACGCTTGCGTTCCTCTCGCTGATAGGCAATAATCGCCCCTAACACAAAAGTTAGGGGGGGTTATGCCCGATACTGTTTATTGTGACGGTTGCTATCAAACCGTCATTACCACTAATAAAGGAAACTGTCCAACCTGTTTAACAGACTTCTTTCTTTATGATTCTGTTGACGAAATAAAAAGCAACCACGAATTGTGGGAATACGAACTACACTCAGACCGAGATAACTAAGGAGCAACCATGCCAAAATACAAAGTAACACTAGAAGCACTAATAACGGCACAAGATAAAGACCAAGCGACCAACGCTCTGCTAAATGGTGATGAAGAACTTGTTGACGCCGTGTGGGTAATCAGCACAGAGGAAATTACTACTTTAACATTAGAAAGCGAATAACCCTGCCTACCCAAACTTTGATGGCGGCCAAAGCCCTGGAGCTATCGAAAAGCAGGGGAGTAGTAACTGTAATAAACAAATACATAAATAGAGAGAGGAAATAGCAAAATGACAACTGAACATTTCTTTGTAGTTCGTTACACGGAAGGTGAGGGGTGGTCTTGGGATACAGACACGGAGAGCGCAAACTTCCCTGACGGCACAATTTACTATCCCGAACTAAACAAATGGGAAAAATCAGGTAGCATTTTTAACTCTGACGAACTAACATACGAGAGAGATGAAACCGCTAGTCAGCAACTAGGGCAGGCAATACGGATAATGAACGGAACAAACTAATGGACAAAAAATACAGGTTCGAAGTGGAGTTCAGCCACGGCGGGACACCAACGTCAGAACAATTCAGGACTATGCTCGAACATCTGATAGCATGGTATACAGTCGGCTCGTCTGACGTGAGAGTAACGACTATTCCTTTCACTAAACAAACGGTGAGAGAGTTAGACGGAGTAAGCTAAACTAAACAAGACCTCTTGTAAAGGAGAGATAAATGGTAGACAAATCACATTACTACTTTACGGTTTCAAAGAACATGGAAAAGAGCGGTGCATGGCTTTCCGAGTTCGTAGCAAAAGACCGTGAAGGCAAGATTACAAAACAAGGTTGTAGCGCATGGACAACAAGTGCTAAGGCAAAGAAGTGGTGCGCTGAACAAATTGGGAGAGGAAGGTTGACTTGGGAGATTACGGCGTCAAACCCTGAAAACCAAAAGCCAACAAGTATGAGAAACCATACTGAGGTGCGTGCGTAATGCCAACAGAGATAATCCCAAATCCTGATTGGGGCAGACCCTCACCTAGTATTGAAGATGACGATGTCTATGAGTTCGAAGAAGAAGATGATGACTTTGATGAGGACGAATAGTGAGAGAGTTATTTAATATTTTAATGATGTATCAAGAATCTTTGATAGCCCTTCTCTTATCATTAACAGCTTTATTATTTAATTAAACTAACAAATAAGCCCCGCAGTTTAAGGACTACCGAGAGTAGCCAACTGCGGGGCTTTTTGTTTTTTAAAAAGAGGTGGGGCCCTAGCTACCCACTAACTAAGGCCCCTTTGGAGAGAGAGGTAATTGCGGTATTACCCTATCACACTATTTGTCAATTACTGAATTAGCTTTATCTCACAGGCGTCTGTGGTGCAATAAGCTTCTCCGATTGCATCGGCGGCCAGGCCAGCATAGACGCCAGCAAAATCAATTGGCATTAACTTAAATACATAGTCCTCATAATCCTGTTTTGTTATTTGAGTATAAGGCATTTGTGGGTAAATAGTATTTCCCATAGGAAGGAAGGAGACTGTCTTCAGCTGACCATCAAACATGTGCAGCACAGTTCCTACGTGCTCTCCTTCAGTCTCTTGATTGAACGAAACTGTAACTGAAACTGAGTTATCGCTCCAATGGCGTTGAGCCATAGAAGCCAACGACATCTTCTCAAAGATAGTTACATCTTTCTCAGACCTTTTAGCCATAGACTCTACTGGGAAGAACACAACAGAAGTAGTGTTGGGAGATTCACTTGCTGGCTCAACAGTATAGTTAGCCATAGTGAATAGGGGAAGCATTGGGTCTTCATTACTAAACCTGATTGCTCTTAAGAAGTATTGACCGCCTGGAGTCCAATGAACTCCTGGAGATTCTCCAGCCAAGATTGACACAGTTCCCGAAGGCTTTACTGTTGTCATCTTAATTGATTCACGGATACCAAGCCACTCTGAGTAAAGCTTGTCATACCCTTGAATAACTGAATAGCCTGTATCCATCCATTCACGAAGGACAGGCACACCTTTTCTGTCAGCAAAGTTAGCAATACCAGAGATAGAAGTTCCGATACGACGGTTACGTTGCATGATTGCGTTGGTTTCTTCCCAATGAGTTGGGAGAAGCGTAACAGTCTTGGCGTATAGATAGGCAAACTTAAGAGTTCTATTAAAATCTTCAAGACTGTCATGTCTATTTAAATACGTTTCTACAAGTGTGCAACACTCAAATGATTCTAGAGACTGTTCAGCACAAGGATTGTAACCAGCGGCTCGCCAATCTTTATTGTTAGGTGGGTCAATAAGGCGACCATACTTGCGAGTTACATCCATCCAAATAACTCCAGGCTCTCCGTTTAACCTAATGCCATCAACAATTTTAGACAAGTCATCGCCAACGCCTACCTCTACAGAGTTGTTGGACATCCAAGCCCACCCTGGATTCTTAGGGTCATAGGAGTTACGCTCTGGAAATACCTCAGCGTTCTTAAGATTCAAGAAGTCCTCGTCATCAACCTTACCAAGCAAGAGCTCAGCTGAGCGGCGTACGTTGCCCGACACAACGCAAACTCCTATTAAATTTCCTATATCAGCAATATCAATTCGGGTTAAAGTATTTCCTTCTCTGCTATTAAACAGTTTATTAATAGACTCGTGAAGTCTCTTCAGCGGCCCCGGCCCAGCAGCTGTACCTCCAAATGTTTTAATGGGTTCCCCAGCTAATCTAATTTGCGAATAATCGAATTTAGGCATTGGTTGTTCAGGTTTTAAATATGAGTTTAGTAATTGGCTTAGTGAATCAACCCAACCTTCTCTGGTATCCGCAATCACTGTCTCGGCATCTGAAGCCAACGGCTTGTAAATAGTAAACTCTTTGTCTGCGCCTTTGCTATCAAATCCCACTCCAACACCTAGCATGCTGGCCTCCATTAAAAATGCAAATGGTTTTGATGGGTTCAACTTAGTCATCTCGCTTGTGGATACAAATGCACAGTTCTGCAAAGCTGCACTATTCTTCTGTTCGTTAACTACTGGCGTACCCATCATCCATAGACCTCGGCCTGGGGGTGTCCACTTAAAATTAAACAATCGGTCAAAGGCTTCTTTAGCAGAGGCTTGTGCCTTTGAATCGTTCCAAGGAAGTCGGCTAGACTTGCAGTGGTCCTTCTGTAAGGAATACATGCCGTTGACTATGCGCTCGCATACATCAACCCAAGTCTCTTTGGTTCCATCTTCTTTTAATCTAGAATAAGTTCGAAGGAAAGTTACCTCTCCTACCGAGTTACCTGCCGCATCTTTATAACCCCAAGGGACTGGCTTTGCTCGGTATCCGTCTACGAACTCGTTTGCTAATTTAAAAGAAAATGCCATTTCAATTCCTATTCTCGTATGTGTGTTGTGAATACAAAACCCCTGTGTGTGAGTTAGGGGGAGTGTCTTAGTCTACCTTTTTGGGAAAACTAAAACTGGTTCAGTTAATTGTGCTTCTTCGTTCTTCTTCGTTTATAGCCATATCTAGGGCTAACCAGTAGCCAGCTCCATCAATACGATTATCTTGTTTAGACTTATAAGCTTCTCTAGCAAGTTTAACGCCGTCCATACAAAGTGCTACTTGTCTGTAGGTTACTTCGTGTCCTAGTATCGCTGACCATATTTTTGCAATACGAGTGAAGTTATCCAAGGGGTGGTCGTACGCTTTATTTCTATCTCCAGTGACTAGTTTAGTTGCCTCATCTAGTATGTTTTTAGGACTACCCTGTTCCATGTTGAATGGTATGTTCATAGTTACTACGAGTTCTCCTTGTCTGTGTCCGTAATCTGTTTAATAATCTCGTTAGTTTTGCTTTCGTTTAATCCTTCATTTGGTAATTCTCGAAGGGTTTGAGCCCTGTCTCCGAAGATAGCAGATAGTACTCCACCAGCTCCTTGACGCTCTACAGTCATACGAATAAACTCTCGTGAGTCGTCCAAATCTTTAATAGTTTTTAACATTTTAAAGAATCTGTCCATCTCTTGTCCGACGTTTGGGTCGGGG